CAGTTGGTGGCGATGTTCTCGCAAAACGTACCGGCGAAAGTGGAACGCATCGACCACGGTTTGCAAATAGCCGTGCTGGATCGCGGCTTCATTTACATTGGCGATGTCGCCACGGACGGCGAATGGTGCTACATCGCCAACGCCTGGAACATCCGGCGATGGGGGACGACACGCGGGCTAGGAGAGTTGGTCAACGGCCCGCTGGCCGACACCGTGCTGGATCGTGTCGGCGACGTGCGTATGCCGATGACGACGCTCCAGCATCTGATTGTCGTGGAGGCAGCCAAATGGCAGACCAAATTAGACTAACCGGCTACGGCTACGGCGACGGCAACGGCGACGGCTACGGCTACGGCTACGGCTACGGCACCGGCTACGGCTACGGCTACGGCAACGGCTACGGCTACGGCAACGGCGACGGCAACGGCAACGGCTACGGCGACGGCTACGGCAACGGCTACGGCTACGGCACCGGCTACGGCAACGGCTACGGCTACGGCAACGGCGACGGCAACGGCAACGGCAACGGCTACGGCTAACTAACCTAATCCCGCCCGGCCGTCAAACCGGGCGATAGGGCGGCGGTGATTTGCCGTCGCAACAGGGCGCAACCAGTTATTCTCACGCATGTAAACCGACTTCCTGAAGTCAAGAGCCAGACGCCCCCGGCGACAGCGCCCCGCCGGGGGTAATGGCGAGAGAGGAAATGATGACGCTAAAACTGCCCGATATGCTGTACATACAGATCGAGGATGATTATGGCGATCTGTTGGATTCAGTAGATGATATTGAAACTTACTCATGGGAGCGCGTACACCGAACCGACGCAGTATATATCCGCGCCGGGAAGCGCGTACCCAGACGTGCCGAACTGGAGAATCTTCAAAGCGCACTGGCCCGCGCCATATCTATCATCCACCAACTGGAAGCCGCGACCGAAACCGCGTCGGTGACGTGGGTAGGCGGCCAGCCGATGGGGGTGATGGCGAGAGAGAGAGAGGATAGAACCATGAATGACGATAGCCGGGAAATAGACAGGGAACTATTTAGATCGGCACTCAACTGGATTAATGGCCTCGAGAAGGTGGCAAGCGACGCTATCACCCGCGCCGAAAACGCCGAAGCCGAGGTCACCGCGCTAAAGGCGTGGATAGCCGAATGTCATGAGAACTATTACGAGCTTGAGGCGCGGATAGCCGAGATGGAAGCGGGCGCACAGTGGCGGCCAGCCAGCGAGCCGCCGGCGGAGCATGTACCTGTTTATGTTGCATTTGTGGAAGTGCCCGACCAGCCCCAGGAGGCCCCGGCCCCATAGGTTGGCCCCCTGCTCTGAGAAAATAACGGCGCTGCTCCAACAGCGCCGGGCGGCGAGAACAGACCGCCGAACCATTGTAATGCAGTTTGTAACAAATGAGGATAAATCATGAACGACTTCGAGAATGAGAACATGTACGAATTGAGCGACAGCGAGGGCAAGCGCAACACGCGCGGCATTGTCACCGCCCTGCTCTACCTGGTATTGGCCGCCGTCGTGATCATCACCGGCGCACATGCCGTGATGCTGGTGCTCTCGCAGACCGCCGGGTTTGCCACCGGCGGCGGCATGATCGACGCGATACTGACCGGCATCCGCGTGGCGTTCCGGTATCGGCTTCATTCAGGCCCGCTGGCGCGGCGCGCAGAAGACCGTCGGCCTCGGCATTGAACTGGTCTGGCTCATCTTCGCCGCGCTCAACATGATCACCTTTTTCGCCGTCGAGCGCGGGCAAGCCCTCCAGACGTGGCAGGTCAACTGGATTCAATACGGGCTGCCATTGTCGGCCCTCATTGCCGGGTCGCTGACCTACGTGCTCATGCGCGTTGACCCGTCGCACAAGCGAGACCAGGAACGCGCGGCCACCGCCGAACGGGTTGACGCTATGAAATTCAAGTTTCGCCAACGGGCGCTATTGTCACCCGCCTTGCTCAACATCGAGAAGCAACGCGCATTCATGCAGGTGATTGACGAACTGCGCCGCGACGGCTACAGCGAGAATCAAATCCGCTTCATGATCCAGCACACGCCCGAACTGATGAGCGACGGCGACGAAAACGGCATACCCGACGCAATGCAGATCGGCCCGACGACCGGCACGCCCGCGCCGCAACCCGCCCGCCGCTCCTCATGGGTTGACGACCTGCGCGGCCGTCTTTCGGGTTCCATCCCGACAAGCGAAAGCGTAGGCAATTCTACTCATGACGCACCGCGTCAAGCCGCGCCGACAGCGATGCCCGCAGCGCCGCTGTCGGCGCACCCGACAGGGCAGGGGAATGGCCCGGCCGCGAAGCCGTATGGCGGTGCGCCGGATTTTACCGAGCGGCCCTAGAGCCGCAGCAGACCGGCGCGGTGGTGGCAAATGCGGCCGCCGCGCGGGGGGTAAAACGGGGTTTACCCCCTAGACAATCAGAGGCGTCCCCTAGAGAGGAGGCCATGCCCCCTAGACAAAAACCATACCCCCTAGAGTCGAAAAATCTAGGGGGTATGGTGATTGACGACTACACTCTAGGGGGCAAGGGTTGGAGAGAGTATCGAAAGACAGGCGGAAAGGTGTATTATGCACGTGATAGGTGGTATGAGCGTGAAGGCGGTGAATGGGTCAAGAAGTCCGGCAACCGCCGAGACCTTAGCAGTCTCACAGGAGAGCAATATGAGCAATGGAAAGCCAGACGCGCCGCCGCTAGAGAGCGCCGCAAACAGCAAGGAACCCGATCACGTGACGTTCGCCAAGTGGTTATTGACTAGTGAAAAATGCCTAGAGGTTATGCTGGTATCATCCGACCTTGCGACGGTCGCAACAATCGAAAACGAAACCGAACTGGATAGCGGCGTGTGGTTTCTATGCCGCGTTGACACTGAATTTCTAGGGGAGAGCATCATACGCTTTGTCAGGCGCGTCTAGAGGTGTAATCATGAGAGATGTAGTAAATGTCGATACTGTTCCAAGTAGGCTGATGGATAAATGATACTGTTCCAAGTAGGCTGATGGATAAATGGCTCAACAAGATTCATCTAGGGGATGCAGTTGAGCTAATGAATCAAATGCCAGCCGGTTCGGTTGACTTAATTGTTACCAGCCCACCTTATAACCTGCGAAACAGCACCGGAAACGGAATGAAGAACGGAAGCGGGGGGAAATGGGCAAATGCCAAGCTTTTAGACGGGTACGATACAAGCAAAGATGATATGCCCCATGATGTTTATGTGGCGTGGCAAAGAGAAAGCCTAAAGGCTATGATGCGCTTGCTTCCTGAGAATGGAGCAATATTCTACAATCACAAGTGGCGCGTACAGGGGGGATTGCTTCAAGATAGACAGGATATTGTAGAAGGTTTTCCGGTTCGCCAAATTATCATCTGGAAAAGAAAGGGCGGTATCAATTTCAACCCAGGCTACTTTTTGCCCACCTATGAAGTTATCTATCTCATTTGCAAGCCTGATTTTAAGCTTGCTCCCAAAGCAAACGCGCTAGGGGATATTTGGGACATTCCCCAAGACCTTAGCAACCCCCACCCCGCCTCTTTTCCGGTTGAACTGGCGCAACGTTGTATCCAGTCTACTACCGCAAAGGTTGTGCTAGACCCCTTCTTCGGGTCAGGTAGCACGGCCGTAGCCGCCGAAGTCCTGAAACGCGATTGGATCGGGATTGACATCTCCGAAGAATATTGCAACATGGCACGGGAGCGCATACAAAGGGAACGGGAGTTGCTTAGAAGATGAGTGCCTATGATCCACTTTTAATAACAGTCGTACCACCGAAAAACAAAAGGGAACTATTTGAGCGATTGACTGAAATCGTTCAGCATGGGTTGTATGAAATGCCCGTTAGGTATGGGGGGACAGGTGGCCCGGGTACTTACCTGGAGCATCTATTAGGGCTAACAACCGGCAACAAAGACATACCTGATTCGCTTGGTTGGGAATTGAAGTTCTATTCTAAAGGCACAAACCTAATCACCCTTTTCCATAAAGAGCCACAACCGACCGGGATTATCCGCTATCTTGTTAGTAAGTATGGATGGAAAGACAAACAGGATAGATTAAGCTTTCGACATACCATTGCTGGCAAGTCGGATAGATTCAAGGTTGAAGGTAATGCCGGTCAGGTTATCGTTAGACCGTTAGCGGGGAACGGCCCGGTTCCTTATTGGACTGATGACGATATTCTAGGCGCGGCCGGGGCAAAGCTTCGCCGTCTGGTGTTGGTTAGAGGGGAGAAGGTAGGTCAAACAGCCAAGTACGATCGGGTAGACATTTTTGAAAATCTTCAATTGAGCTTCTTTATCTATGAGGTAGTCAGGGGAACTATCAAGATAGATTTTGATGCTCGGGAAGCTTCACCGGGGAGCAAGGGACTAAGAAATCACGGTACAAAGTTCCGGGTTGAGCCAGATAATGTATGTCGCCTATATGCCAAGAAAGAGCGAATTAGTTGAGTTAAGTATATAAGTCCCTAAAGTTTTTGGCCGAAAATTTTAACCACCTGCTAGGGCAGTAGAACCAATTTTAACCAGTTTCAAAACTGGTCGAAAATTAGAACATATGAGCCTTGACACTATGATTGATTGGTGCTATGATTCAATCATAGTTAGGAAATCAAACAAACAG